ACCCAACAAAGCGATCAGTACCAATTCCAGAATTTGCAATGAAAAGCGCTTAGTTTCATATTGCATCAGACCATTGATAGAAAATTGCACTTGGGCAACCTTCCTCGAAAATGAAGTCAATGGTAACTCTGTCGCCCTCCACTGAACCATACTTTTTAAAGAAAGGAAGATCCAATGGCGAGTCAACAAAGTTGTGTAATTCACAGATGGGTCAACATGTGCACAGATGGAAGGATCAAGGAACTCATAAACAGTTTTCCGCAATAAGTATCCGACCTCCGCTGTTGAGCTTGTGCCGTTGGCCAATGCAAGAAATTGAACAGGCCACGAAACCAAAGTATGAAGTTTGCTTTGAATGGTGGCCATATACCCAAAATTGAAGATGGATGGATTAACAAAGTCTGGAACTAAAGCCATAGCCCCAAGAAAAGAGTCCAACGGGGTTATGGCGCCATAAGCCATGATTGACCCACTGGCGCCATATGTCTCTTCAACCTCATCTATCATATTCTCAGGAAAAGTTGCGTCAGGTTTATACCAATCCTTAACAACTTTATTATAACTGGGCACGGACACCCCACGAGGATTGGCATCACTCTTCAAAAATGACCTAAATGTTGCTGTACGCATGACCAGATTATGTAAAGTATGGTACACGTCAGGATGATGAGGTGTCAGGGACATATATGATACCAATCTTTTCAATCTATAAAGAGGGTCCATGCTCTTGACTTTAGAAACCATCTTGCCTATGAGCCTGTCTCGGTCATGCACGATGGCGTACTTAGGAGCTTCAACTCCGGCTTGTTTACAATCAAGCAAATCAGCAGGAGTGGGGAGCCTAGCCCACTTAGACAAAAATGACAACTTGGTTAATGGCCCAGAAGCTTCCAAATTGTTTGTGACCCCCCAACGCCTCATCACTGATTGTATGGATCTAAAATTCCAGGAAGCTGGCTTGTTACCTGCCATACTAAGTAGGTGGTCATCACCAAAACAAGAAATCTCATTGTAAAACTTAAACTCCTTGGCTGATAGCCCAGTCAATTGCTTCCAGGCTAAAAGATAAAGCACCACCAGCCCCACGGAATTATCCATGCTTGTGGATGAATGGCCAGTGGTTAAGCCAGTACCTTTTGCATAAATATCACCAGTACTGGTGGTGTTCAAGAGCTGCCGACTCACCTGATCATAA